TAGCCTTGGGGAAGAATCCTTTGAATATCTGTCCTACACCAATAAGGTCATAGGCAAAATTCTCTTCGCGGACTCTCCATCGTTCAAGCAATCCTTTGGCAAATTCAAGCGTACCCTTTGAATCCTTTGAGCAAACGGCAATATCCGCAATGTGATTTCCTATCCAGAGCCAGAATACACACTTATCGCCTCCGTCAAATGCAGCATCACAGGTAACACGTCTAACGTTATCGTCCATTTGCTCTGCATTATCACAGAATTTCTCCAAGTGTTCTATCTTGATAAGGTCGTGACCAGCAGCTTTGTACTTCCAGTTGCCATCGAGGAAGCGGGCGCGAGTCTCTTCGTCCTGACCGATAAGGTTAGCCAGATAAGAAGGGTCTGAGGACATAAGGGCAACATTGTCAGCAAGCGAGGCAGGGATAAAGGTAACAGACTTGATGAATAGGTCTTGTGGTGTTCCGTAACGTTCAAACTCAGGTTTCCAGTACTGCATAAGTGTTTCCTTGCACTTCTCAAATACCTCTTCCTTTGTATCGCCCCAAACAACCTGAGTAACATCGTCACCATCCATAAAGCAGTAGCGTACTTTACCGCAACGCTCTGGTATCGGTAATCCTGTCTCTTGGTCAATCCACCATTCAATGAATTTGGCAACCCAAGAATCAGGGTCGGGGTTACAAGAGCCTACGATACGGTTGCGGATGCCATAAGCGTTACGGTTTGACATCGTAAGCACCTTGAATTTCTTGTAGGACATCTGTGTAACCTCGTCAATAGCGATGTATGGGTACTGCTTTCCTTGGTATCTATCGTGGAAGTCGGCATATTCCATTTCGTGAAAAGAGAAAGTAAGCCAACCACCATTATAGAAATTCCAAGTCATATCGTTCTTGGCTCGGTTGTATGTTCCGTAGTCTTTATATATGTCATCCGATGTATCAACAATATCTGACAAATCATCCAATTCTTTACGGAATATGATAGCTCTAAAATGCGGATTTGTAACATCGTATAGGGCGTTCATAAGCAGAACAAACGTTTTTCCCCCGCCACGCGCTCCGCCAATTATTGATATATCGGCAAACGAGCATAACATATCTGTCTGACCACCTTTTTGCGTAAATAGAACGTTCTCATTATGCACAATCTCCCACTCTTCACGAATATCCTGTACTGCATCTTCATCAATAATATGCAGCCCTTGTGTCAGCTCCGAAAGTTTCTGCACAAGATATGGGATGCAAGTTTCATCAAGTTGCATCACGGGTTCGAGTGGTATGGTCTTGTTTTGTGCCATTATTATACCGAAAACAATCTATTTTTGGGGCAAAAATAAAAAAAATCGGCATATTTTTCAATTTTTATGTGAAAATTTAAGCCAAAAAGTTGCGTATATCCAAAAAATATCTATTTTTGGGGCGTGAAATATCAACAATAAGGGTATTGCTGGTTTTTTCATAGGGCAAAAAGATTGCCTTTTTAGGATAACATTTAATCACATAATTATGGAAATCGAAAAAATCGTTTCTACCGTGCAAGAGAAACTCGGAAACACCGATTTTTCAGCACAGACAATTCAGAAGTATGTTGAGTTAAACCCTGTAGCAGAGGGACAAGAGCCTGACGAGGCTTATTTCACCAAAGCAAAAGACTTTTTAGGTTGTATGCAGGGACAATTCAATCACGACTTCTCAACCAAGTTCGCAGAAGCAAAGAAAAACTTGCTTTCTGAGGACACGTTCAAGAACTTATCGGCAGAGCAGCTTGCAGAAATGAAGAAGCTGATTGAGGGTGTTAAGCCTATCGAGAAGCCTACCGAAAACCCAGAGGTTGCAGCTCTTAAAGAGCAGATTAAGCAGCTTACTGACCGCCTCGACAATGGCGATAAAGCAAAGCAGCAAGCCGAACTACTCCAGAAGGTGAGAAACGCTATGAAGGAGCAGAAGGCTACAGACGAGTATGTTCTTGACAATACTCTTAAAGGCGTAGAACTTGACACTACTAAGAGCGTTGAGGACTTGACCAAAGAGTATCTGGCTAAGTATGATGCTGAATACACCAAGTGCAGAGGTGGCGGTGCTTCTCCACGAATGAACGCAAGTTCTGCTGGTGAGGGAGAAACTGAACTTGATAAGAAATTCAAGAAAAAAGCTGCCAAAGAGGGCTGGGGCAAGAAGTAACATACGAAGCCGTGAGAAAAGAAGTTTTATTGTTTCACTTTAAAGTCAAAGAAAGATGAAGAATCAGGTATTTCAGACTGGTAACACTTTCGACTCTCAGTCGTTTGGTGTTGGTCACGCCCGCAAGGTGTGGCGCAGAATCGAAGAGCAGCTTGCTGGCGGCTTTATGATTAAGAATATCTCGGACTTCGTATCTGCTGGACTCATTCGCTCTGGTATGGCTATTGTAAAGGATAGCACACTCGGTGCTGACGAGAAGGACGTAAAGGTTCTTACTTGGGCGCAGTTGAAGGCTGGTATTGCTGGTTCGGGTATTGACTCTCTCGGTATCATCGGTTTCTTACAGGAGGACGTTCCTGTAACAAGCGCACAGACTATTGGCACAGCCAATGTGATTGTGAAGGGTGAGATTTACGATTATATGTTGGGTGACACCCCAGAGGATGCGGCTATCATCGCACCCGCTGTTAAGGGTATGACTCAGAAGAACGGCTTGAATATCCGTGTGGTAGAGTAAGCCTATTGTGTAACGATTAAAGATTAACAGGATATGAGAACAATTCCAGTTACTTTGCGTGATATGATGAATCTCGGCCTCTATGGTCAGAATTGGCAGACTTTCGTAGACCACTACGAAGAGAAGTTCAACGCCATTACCATTGATGGTTTCGAGTTCGACCCTGTAAGTATTAACTATACTTTCGCGCAGATGTTGTCAAAGGTTGGCGCAACCGTGCTGCCTACCTATGTTGACCCAGAGAGTGAGGGTTACGAAATGCCTCTCGGAGCTGCCGAGGGTGTTACTGGTAACATTCCTACCCAGAAGCTGTTCTACTCTGTAAACCGTGTCATCGTGCGTGAGCAGATGCAGTTGGTACAGCGTTTCGGACAGGCTGCTATGGATGGTGAAATGGCGGACGTAATGTTTGGTCTGCTTGACGAGGGTACAGATGGTCTGATTCAGGCTTTCTGGAACGCTCTGAACCACCAGCGTCATCAGATTATCTCTAAGGGTGCTTTCACTATTGACGCTACCAACAACCCACGCGGTTTGAAGGGTATCACCATCGGCTTCAATATGCCAGCCGCCAACAAGGACGTGCTGACAGGTAGTGCACGTTGGTGGACTAACCCAGAGCATACCACTGAGGGTGCTGATGCCGACCCACTCGGCTATCTGGCAAAGCGTGTAAAGGCTATCCGTAGAGAGCTTCACTATAACGGCTCTCTCCGTCTGGAGATTGCACAGGACACTTGGGATGACCTGCTGACTCACAGCAAGGTTGTAGGTGTACTTGCTGACTGGATTTATCGTAACATTTCGAGTGATTCAGCTCGCGCTAACGTTGCTCGTTTTGCTGACGATGAACTGATGAAGGAGGCAATTCGCCGTATCATCAAGGTTGACGAGATTAAGATTAACGATACCTATGCTTTCGTAAGCAAGAAGGGCGTTAATGCTGCTGGTGAGCCTGACTTGGTAGAAGAGCGCGTAGACAACTTCGACCCTCAGAACATCGCATTTGTTCCTACAGGTCTGCTTGGTAAGATTCAGGGCGTACAGCCTCTCTCTATGGGATATGATGCCGACAAGGTAGCCTACGCAATGGGCAACCGTCTGTTGATTGAGCAAGAGGATATTCCTCGCACTCACAGCATCAATGTGAATGGTGAAATGGCACAGCTCTGTGTTCCAAATGCCATCCGCAATATGTATATCTCTACTATTGCACCTCACGTTGCAGATTCTTCTTCAAGTTCAAGCTCTGCTGCTTCAAGCTCAGAAGAGGCAAGTTCAAGCTCAGAAGAGGGATAATCAGTGAGTAATCTCTAAAGAGTGATTCCGAATGGTAGAAATCAAAACGATAAGCGAGTACATCAAGGGCGTTTCTCAGCTAATCACTGAGGACGGCCTTGGGTACGTGCTTGCAAAGCGTAAGTTGACTGGTAATGAGTTACTGCCTCAGTATGAGGGTACAACTGGCGCAACCGTTCTTACTCAGCGTGAGACGGATTTGGCCGAGGGTACAGCCTACTACTGGTTGAGTAATCTGCCTGTAGGCGGTTCTACTGAGAAGGTTTCCGATGGTGGATGGTCTCACTCAGAAGGAGGTTGGACGGTATCAAAGGCAAACATCGAAGAGTGGTTGCGTAAGTATCGTGCAATATTCGCTATGTGGGACGAGCCACTGATTATCAAGAGTCGTATAAAGATTATCAATTTCTAAGCGATATGGGTAGACTTGCTTTGAACTTTCCACGATTCCCTCACCGTTGCATAATCTACACCGTGCAAGAGCCTACAGGCTTTGAGTCGGAAGAGGAATTGAAAGCCTTGAAAAAGGTTATTTGGGAAGGACGATGCCGTAAGGAAAGCAATACGTCTATCCGCACCTTCAAAGGACAGGAAAACGTACTTAAAGGTGATTATCGCGTACAACTTGGCGCATTGGTTGGCGGCAATCTTGCTGGCGATGCCGATGCAGCACCAGACGGACGTACAGGCGAGGAATGTGGCGCAATCGTGTGCGATGTCAGGGCTGGTATGTTCATTGACTTTTTCGACAGAAACAATATAATTGGTTTTGATAATACTATTAGAGAAAGTTCAAGTTCGGAGGATAGTTCAAGTTCTGAGGAAGAGCCTACCCCATCGTGTACGCTCAATCTTAACGACTGCTACGCTGGCAATTTAGGCACAACGCTTTATTGTGATGAATACAAGACTTGATTATGGCAAACAGATATAATAGGAAATCGGTTCTTTCCGAGTTGCGTACAATGGTTCTTACCAAATGCAATGAGGTTTATATGACCAACCGCGAGACGGTTAAGGCCACAACCGATAAGTTTGTCATTATCAAGCTGCCACAAGGAATTGACCCATACGCTGATACACATAATACTGCCTACGTCCAGTTTCAGCTTTTCGCAAAGGACGTTAGCAACGGTGTTGAAAGCATAGATAGGATGGAGAGTCTGATTGATGGTATTAGTGAGCTGTTTCCGTTTAACAACGGCCATATTAGCTGTAACGATACACCTATTCAGTTACCTTCAAAATCCGATGGTATGGGTTATCACTCTGTAATAATGCAATTCCAAATTGTGATTAAGTATAACATTTAAATATTAAACGACTATGGCAATTAATGTTTCTACTAACAAGGAAGCCTTGCAGGTGATTTTCGCAAAGGTTCGCAGAGCCTACTACTTCCCTGACTACACTAAGGCTTTTGGTTCTCAGACTGGCGGTATTGAGCTGCCTGTTCTGAAAGACGGTGTTACCTTCAACA